ATATTAAAATCATTAAGAATTTCTTGGATTTGTTTAATTGTTTTAAAGAAATATCCTATTTCATCGTCTCCTTCAAATGAACCCTTAATGTCTACTTTTTTGAGTTTTTCATCCGAAACCTCGATTACTCTAGATATATTATCTAAATATTTAAGATACCCTAATAGAATATCTTCTTGTTTTTCATTCTTACGTAATAGATTAATAGTCGTAAATCCTAAAACCACGACTATTATTGAAAGTATTACTATTGTTGTTATCATAATTTATCAAATAAATTTTTAAGTCCTTCACTTTTTATAGTATTTAAGGCTTTAGACTTAATACTTGTTTTTTTATTTGACTTCAATGTATAATTATTTTTTGGCTTATCCAATCCATTCTTTAATGCAGGAAGCCACTCTTTTTCAAATTCAATTCTAGCTGCCATCATATCTGCGTGGTGTATTATATAAATTAAAGAAGTTCGTGGTTTTGTTTCAACCATATAGCTTTTAAAATATGATTCATTAGCTGGGTCATATAAACCATCATGTAACTTAATAGCTAAATGTTCATTATATGTTAGTTTAATATCTGCTTGGGATAATAAAAATAATGATCTATCTGGGACTGACATATATGCAATTTTTTTATTAAATTGATACATTTCACCCATATTTTTCTTTCTCCATTCATCTTTAGAAGGTATATGTGAATACTCAACCCCATCACCCATTTTTCCTAAATCATGATTAATAGCAGCAAATACTAATTCTTCTATAGTGTATGTGGTAGTATCGGCTCCCATCTTTTCCCACACATTATGTAGTTGTAAAGCGCATTCTACAACACGATTAACATGATCAATGTATCCACCTGGGAATGCATTATGATACGCTGTTTTATGCGAAGCAGGCATAAGTACTAATTCTTCCTGGTGTTGGGTATAGAATGATAATAATTGTGTTTGCCTATCACCCTTAATATATTTTACTATATTAGAATGAAATACTTGCCAATTCGATGATATTTGTTCTGCTGGTATGCTCATAACTATTATTTTATTTTATCCGTTTCTTAATTGTGCATGTTCTCTTTCTAATTGAGATTCTAAATCTCTAAGAACATTTTCTGTTTCTTCTACTTTTTTAATAAAATCTTCAACTGGTTGTTGTGATTTTACAATTAGTTTTAGATTAGTTAGATTGCCCTGTATCTTGTTTGTTAGACGGACAATTGTTTCTGGGTTGCGTAATGCCATATTATATTTATTTATGTTAATGTTATGGGTACCTTTGTACCCCTTTATCTCTATATCCCTTATTCTCTCATTTCTTTAAATCCCTGTATATCGAATTTAATAAAAGTACTTTAGGATTCCAAACTATTTTTTAAGTTTTATTGATTTTTTCTTAATTTTGAGTAAAAACGCACACCTTTCATATAATTCATCTTGTTGAAAAAATTCAATTCCCATATCAAGAGTCGCATAAAATTCATCGTCAGAATAATGTTTAAGTGCGTCAATATAACCCTTATTTTTAACATCTACGTTAGCTATATAGGACCAAGCTCTATTATATACAACGTATTCCCCTGCTTCTTTAATATCATTCATATCAAATTCTTGATTAGATTGTTTAAAGAAATTAAGTACTTTAGTATTAAAATTTAAATGATTTATAATTAATTTTTTATACATACCTACATGAAATATAGGTTTAGTTTTTAATTCATCAAGATTTGTAGCAGTTTTAGTACCATCTAGTTCCTCACCAGGTACAAATAAACCAAATATATTAGTCATATCAATCATCTTATTATACATATTCTTAATATCCATTTTTTATATATTTAGTTGTGAATTGTGGAGAATATCGGAGTCGAACCGATGACCTCCTGCGTGCAAGGCAGGCGCTCTAGCCAGCTGAGCTAATCCCCCATTTTGTTATTGGTCAGCTTTATCGTTATAATATTGAACTTCTGCTTCAACCATTTCATTATAAAGTTTCTCTTTTTCTTCATTTGATAAGCTAGCCCACCATTCATCGTGTAATTGATTCATTTCTTTCATAGTAATAGGTTGTGATTTTTCTTGTGTCATAGTTTATTTTTTATCATTATTAATTTTTACCGGTACGTTTTCTTCCCTTCTTCCATCTTCATGTGTTATAGTAGCTGTAGCTGTAAGTTGTGGTTTAGAATTATTTGCAATTTCCTCTTTAGCTTGATCTATAGCATATTTTACACCTGCTGGGTACATTTCTAGAAATTTTTCCTTTCCAAATTTTCTATATTGCTTTTGTAACAAATTATTTAACTTAAGACGTGTTCTATATTCTTCGTAATTTTCACCTTCCTCACGAGTATTACTAAGATTTACTTCTTTAAATGGATTTTTAGCTACATCTTCATACATTTTTCTATTTTTTTCCATTTTCTCTAACACTTTTTCCTTATGTTCTTGTGTTCTAGGATCGTCTTTACGCATAGTTAAAGCTTCTTCCCCAAAGGTAATTAATGTATCATTATTTTCTTTATATTCTTTTTTATTCATTTTTTAGATTTAATTTAAACTTCTCTTTTATCTCCATGTACTATTTTAACTGTTGGAAATCTTAATGATATACCACCTTTATCATTGTGTGTTTCCTCAAAATATTGTACCGTAATTATTTTACCTACAATTGAACCATCCATATATTGTAATCGTTGTTCTTGAGTCCAACCACTACCAACTTTTACCCTATGACCCTTATGCTCAATCCACACTTGGGCTAACATATTCATGGTTACGGATTTACCATCTCTAACAACTTCATGATTATCAATATCAAAATCAACTACTTTATACTCGGCATCGAAGAATTTCTTTACTTTTTGTAAATTTTTACTACGTTTACCTTCATAACCAACATCTTTACGTACCATAAATCCTTCCCATTTATTATCACTGGATAGTTTACTCCAAGTCTCAAAATGTTTATCATCAGTTATTTCATATTGTTGACAATAACGTAAAGTATTATCAATAATATTTCTACCATTAAACCAACTCCTTAATGTACGTAATCTTTTACTTAAAACCAAATCACCTTTTTGTTTATCAAAATCTTTTTTGTAAATCATATCAAATATCATAAACACAGGATTTTTTATTTGGTGATCTTTACGTCTTAATTGTTTCATTACACCTTGGAAATCTTCATCACCATTTTTATCTACTAAACAAATCTCACCATCAAATACAGTATTAATAACATTTGTTGCTTCAATAGCTTCTTTTACTTTATTTAATGTAGTTAATTCTTTACCCATTCTAGAATAAAGTGTACATTTACCTTCAAAATTAACAACAGCTAAACAACGAACACCATCTAATTTTCTAGAAGCATACCAACTATCATTCCAATCACATTTACCTTTATATTCTTGTGCTAGAGCTACTGAGAAAGTAGGGATTAAACCTGGTACTGCTTTATTAATTACCTTATTACCAGCTCTAATGTCTAAATTCTTATCAATAATTCTATATAATAACTCTCCATCATCAGTATTTTCTACCCAACCATTAACTAATGCAATTGCTTCATGACCTGTAAATTTTCTATCTGATAATGAATCTAATAATTCAAATGGGTACAAATCATTATTATCATAATAACATTTATCACTATTTTTCTTACACGTTTTACTTGTAGTATAATATTGTTTAAATGGATTGTAAGTATATTCTAGTACTTTATGTATAAACGTAGAACTACGCGCTATAATCGCAACTTTATCGGTAGCACTACTAGTACTCCTCATTTCATTTATAAAATTTCTTAATTCTGTCATATAACCTTAATTTTTTAATTATCAATATGCCATAAATATACGAAAAGTCTCCTGGGGAGCCAAATATTTACGCATAATTCTTCCCTATTTCTTCAATAATTTCTTTAACTTCTTCTAAATCAACTTGAAAAAATTCACGTTGTTTAGTTAGTCTATATTCGTTTAATCTTTCATGAATATCTTTCTCAAGTTCTAACCCATTCCAACAACTATAAGCAAATTCAACTTCATAGGGTAAAGCAACACCTGTTGCATTAGATAATTGTCTTGCTCTTTCTTCGGGAGCATTACTAGTATATCCTATTTTAAGTATTCCGGGTTGAGAAGGATTTGATAAAACATATACCCATGAATCATGATCTCCATCACGATTAGTATATGAAAGTTTTTTACGACTTGTAAAATATTTAACATCTTCCCAACCATCTCCTTTTGGAGAAGGGCTTAAAGTAAAATACGAGGCATTTTCAACACCTTTAGAAGGAAAATATTGATTAGATTGTTTAATAGTGATTTTTTGCATGTAACCTTAATTTTTGTTTATGTGTGTAATATACGAAAGATAATTCAGGGAGCCAAGCCTCTCTCAAAAGGTTTCCCTTCTACATATATTAATACTTACATACGTATATATTACGCAATAACTAATGTATAGTGACCAGTTGATTGAATAGTGTATGATCCAGCAGCAACCGTGTTAGTAGGAGTGAAATTAAATGAACCATTACCAAATCCAACGTCTTGTCTAATGTTAAATCCAACATTAAATATGGCTCCATTTCCATCAGATGATGAAGCAAATTGCTCCATTCTAATATCACCCGTAGGAGTATCATATGTTCCAGATAAGTCCGTGTTGTCGCTACGTAAAGAATTTAATATAAAATAAGCGTCCCCACCGTATACCGATTGAGATACAAATGCCGGGGTATTAATAGTAAATGTATATGTCTGAGCGGCGTTTAGGACTTCTCCCGACACCCCATTACCTGCCATATCTGTTTGTGTGTATGTTGCCATGCTGGAATTTTATTATAAATATGGCGTTTTGTAGGTTCCATTTATAATACTTGAAGAGCTTAATCCTTGATAGCGAGGTACATATATTATTTCTTTAACCCACTCACTCCCTATTATTTCTTTGTCTTTATAATCATCACCAATTAACATATATCTTGGTAAATAATCTTTAATTATGTTAGAAAGTTCTTCATCCGTACCAAATGAATGTATCATATCAATATACTTAATCGATCTTAAAAAGTCTATTCGATTATGCAAATCATTCACCGGTCGATTCTCCCCTTTCGCTTGCCTGATTCTCTCATCTGTATCTATCCCAACTATTACTCGCATTCCCATTTGACGCGCTCTTCTAAAGAGTTTGATATGCCCCATGTGGAGCACATCAAAACACCCATTAATCCAAATATTATCTTTATGCTGCATACTCCATAGCTTTACTAAACATTTCTCTATTTAATTGTAGATCTTGTTTAAAATTCTTAACTATACGAGCTTGTCTAACTTTACCTGATTTTGTTTTATAATGGAAATTTCCTTCAATTATGTTTTCTTGAACTCTATTAAATACTTCCCATAATCCTAATCCTTCGTCTTTTTTACGTTGTACTTCTAAAACTTCCTCTATTGCTGAAGAATCATATGTATTATCTGTTCCTTCAACTCTAATATCAAGTAATGATTTTGCTAAATCCAAAACTCTTTCTTCTTCTAATTCAACATTTTTCATTCTATTCATAGACTCAACTGTTAATGGTAATTTTTCAACCATATCTTTAATCATTGATTGTAAATCATCAAATGTAT